AGCTTGAAAAGATGAAGGAGAGAGCAAATGAGCTGTGACTGTGGAATTAAACCCTTACTTTTTGGTGGCTGGTGTCAACCTGCATGTCGGGATCACGACCTGGCCTATATGAACTCAGAGCACACAACGTTTACCCGCGCCTACATAGACCGAAAGTTTTTGCTAGACTGCTTACGTTTAGCAAAAAAGGGGCGCTGTCAGGCTGGGAAGCGCGCTGCAAGTTATGCAATGTATGCAATTGTAAGGGCAACGGGCGGGCTTTGGTGGGATGGGGCTGAATGAAAACTAAAGCAAAGAAACGAGCGCAATTATTAGCAACCCTTTTTGACATTCCAGCACTATTTGGGGAAGCATTGGTAGTAATTGAAATACAAAACAATCTCGTGCTGCATGAGGAAGAATTAGATCAAGAAAACTGGAAGGAAATTGGTTTAAAGAAAATTGATAGACTTCAAGACCAGCTCATCAGGCAGATAGAAAGAATCAGAAACAGGTTTTCCACGCTAAAAACATGACCCCTTTCGAAGATGACATCCTAATAGCTTTCTTTGACTGGGTACGCGTCAAAGCCCAATCTGACCCCCGTTATGAGTTAATTATCCATGTACCCAATGAAGCTAAGCGCTCTTGGTGGCTAGGTCGTCGTATGAAGCGTAAAGGCATAGCATCCGGCATTCCAGACATCCTAGTTCTATACCCCTCTAAAGGTTTCAACGGTCTTGCAGTTGAGTTAAAACGCACCCCCAAGTTACACGCAACAGAAAATCAAATAACTTGGCTAAATCGTTTAACTAAATACAACTGGCACTGTGCGTTATGTTTCACCGCAGATGCCGCAATGGGCATAGTGGAGAATTATATAGATGAGGTACGCAGTTGATGCAGCTCACGCAGCAGGTGAGCGCCGTCTACTTTGGGCAATACTTGAATCTGCAATCTGTGAAGCAACACAATCGGGCCACACCTTTAAGCGCAAAGTAAACCGGGAGGTGGAGCTAGATGCATGGCGCTGGCTTCATTGGCGACCCAAACCTCCCTATGCAGCACCCCCCTTCTCGTTTCTTTGGATATGTGAGATCCTGGGGTTTGATCCAAAACCCATTTTGGAGTTTGTTGATACAAAATCGCATTGCGTATTTAGCTCACACACTTATGTCTCAATGCTCGAAAACCTTGAAAATAACCGGGAAGAGTTTGGACGTACAACTCATGCCGCTTGGCAGTATACGCCCGTATGAGTTTAACAATAGGCGCCATAACGAGAAGCAAATAGAACGTATTGCGGCCTCTATAAAAGAATTTGGCTTTAATCAACCCATTGTAATTGATGCAGAAACTAGCACAATTCTAGTAGGTCATGGCCGCTTATATGCGGCGCAAAAGCTAGGACTTGCTGAGGTTCCAGTGCTAACGCTTAAGGGGCTAAACGAAACCCAAAAGAAAGCCTATAGGTTGCTTGATAACAAGCTACAGAACGATAGCACTTGGGACTTTGACAACGTGGATCTAGAGCTGGGCTTTCTAGAGGACCATGGGTTTGACCTTAAGCTTTACGGGTTAGATGATCTTCGTGGTCTGTATGAAGAGCCGAAAGAAGTTAAAGAGGATGGTTTTGATCCGGCCTCTTGTGACGATCAAGAGATTTATATTAAGCGCGGGGATTTGATTGAACTGGGGCGGCACACGGTTTTGTGTGGGGATGCCACAAGCCTGCAAGATTGCGAGCGATTAATGGGCAAAACGTTGGCAGCCTTGTTTATTACGGACCCTCCCTATGGTGTATCTTATGCATCTAAAAACGAGTTTTTGAATTCGATTGCCCCGGCAAATCGTATTCAGGTGCCAATTGAGAACGATGCTCATACTCCACTCGAAATGAAAACCTTTTGGGAGTCGGCATTTAGGGCTGCTGTAACTGCAACTTCAGGAAGTGCAAGTTATTACATCTTTGGGCCGCAAGGAGGCGACTTGATGATGATGATGAGCATAAAAGATGCCGGGTGGCAGCTAAAGCACATGCTTGTATGGGTTAAAAATGCTCATGTCTTAGGGCGATCTGACTATAATTATAAACATGAGCCTATTTGGTTTGGTTGGAAGGAAAAGAAGAGACATGTTTTTTATGGCAGCGCCTCCGAGGTGTCGACGTGGGAATATGACAAGCCTTTATCAAACGACCTACATCCTACCATGAAGCCCGTGGCTCTTATCGCGCGGGCAATTACAAACAGTTCTAAGGCAGATGATGCGATTTTAGATCTTTTCCTTGGTTCAGGCACAACCCTAATTGCATGCGAACAGCTAGACCGCACCTGCTACGGCATGGAAATAGAGCCAAGATACTGCCAGGTGATCATTGAGCGCTATCGCAAATACTGCCAAGACAACGGCAAGGCGTTTGATTGCAAAATTAATGGAAAAAAGTTCGATGCCAACCCCACGATATAAACCCACAGACGAGACTAGAGCGCTAATACAGCGCTGTGTTGTAGCTGGCTTTGATGAGGCAACCATAGCTATCTGTGCGGGCATTGGTGAAACTACGCTTAAAAAATACTACGCAAAAGAGCTTAGAGAATCAGCAAACCGCGCTAATGCAGCCGTAGTAGGCGCGCTTTATAAAAATGCGATGGAAGGTAACGTTTCGGCTCAGATTTTTTGGTGTAAGACCAGGCTTTGCTGGCGAGAGACTGACCGCTTAGAGGTAACGGCGGCTGACGGCGCAAACCTAATCCCAGTAATAAATATCAATGTCAAAAAAGCCTGATACTAAAAAGTTAGAGCGCCCACTAGATTTAAATCTACACCCAAGGCAGCTTGAAGCGCTTCAATCAAACGCAACTGAAATTCTTTATGGTGGGGCAAGTCGTGGCGGGAAGTCTGTGCTTATCCGCTTAGCGCTAATCCTTTGGTGCACATGGGTTCCAGGGCTTCAGTGTTATCTTTTTAGAAAGTATTACGCCGATGTCATCTCAAACCACATGGAAGGCCCTATAGGTTTTAGGGCGCTACTTGCAAATTGGATGCGGGATAAAATAGTAAAAGTAACAGAGACAGATATCCGCTGGGTGCATACGGGAAGTCTTATAAGCCTAAACGCCTGTGCGCATGATGAAGATTTAGAAAAGCACCAAGGCACTGAAAAGCATGTGCTTGCAATTGATGAAGCAACGCAGATTAAAGAGCGGCATTTGCGTTGGCTTCGTGGCTGGGTATCTATGGGCTTAGACATGCAGGGACGTGTTCCCGAAGCGCTAAAGGGTAAGTTTCCACGCATCCTTTACACGGCAAACCCAATAGGTATCTCAAGCGGGTATTTTCGCCGGGAGTTTGTAAAGGCAAGGCCCGCGATGCGAATAGAGCGCACAACGGATGATGAGGGAGGGTTCCTACGCCAATATATCCCAGCTAAGCTTACCGATAACCCATCAGAAGACCAGGAGGCAGCAAGGCGCAGGCTTGCCGGCATGGGTGATGAAGTGCTCTCCAAAGCGCTTATAGAGGGCGATTGGGACGCGCCCGTTGGAGAATTTTATCCTCAGTACTCAGATGAAAAGCATTCGACCCGTGACTTTAAGCCGCCAGAGCACTGGTTTAAGTTTAGAACCTTTGACTGGGGAAGCGCTGAGCCTTTTGCGGTTATTTGGTGGGCTGTCTCTGATGGCGAAGAGTTTACGGATGGCGTTCATAAGCGCTATTTTCCGCGCAGTTCCTTAATTGCCTACCGTGAGTGGTACGGCTCGCATCCAAGCGACCCAAGTAAGGGAATCCAGATGCGAAATGAGGATGTAGCTCAGGGAATATTAGCTAGAACGTTAGAGAAAACTTCAGGGATAACTATCACAGACTCCTTGCCTTTTCAGGATAGAGGCATGAGCAAAAACGGGAAAGCCTACCGCATTGCGGATGTATTCTCAGAAGAGGGTTGCCCCTTAACTCTTGGTAACACGGCACGTGTTCACGGGTGGAGTCAACTACGCGATAGGCTTATAGGAATTGATAATACGCCGCGCATTTATTTTACAGACTCATGTAAGAACTGCAAAGATTATATCCCGGCTTTAGGTCGCTCTAAGACAAACCCGGAAGATGCAGAAGAGGATGGGGAGGCAACACATATCTGCGATGCTATCCGGTTAGCCTGCACGGCTCGCCCATTTGTCTGGGATGCTAAGCCTACTTCCGCACCTAAACCAAAAGGTTTATCTTTGACACCGTCCGAGATTCTAAAAGAGCTTTCAAAGCAGAAATCCTATGAGCTATGACGAGAAAGAAACATCCTCCGCTGATACTGAAGTAGAGCCTAGAGGCTCGCGTGATTATTGGACTAGGTGGTTAAAGGCTGCAAAGAAAGCAGCCGAAATCCATTGGGATGAGGCTGACGCTGCTTGGCAAGAGTTTACGCAGCAGTCAGGCACGCAGGACGTTGATACGCCACGCTCTAAGACCTCAAACTATCCAATTTACTGGGCCTCTGTTAAGACGTTAAAGCCTGCCTATTACTCACGCACTCCAAAGCTTGTAGCCAAGAGAAGATTTACCAGTGAGGATCCTATTGCCCTTACAAGCTGTCTTATTAAGGAACGGCTAGCCGCGTATTTGATTGACCAAACTGATTTTGATGGCGCAATGGACCATGCTGTGTCTGATTTTATCCACGCAGACAAATCCACAACGCAGATAGTTTATACGCACGACATGGCAGAGGAACGCATACGTGCAGCTCTTATTCCCCAGACTAGCCCTGAAGGCATTACAAGCTACACAGATGAGGAGGGCGAGCCTTATCTAGAAGAGGTGGGCGAAGATGAGTCCGGGTATTACTATGAGTCTGTAAACCAATACCCAATAAACCAGAAAATTGACGTGGTGCCTATCTGCTATGACGAGATTGTTCATACGCCCGAAGCCAAAACTGAGTATGAAATACAGGACAAAGCATACTTTTTCTGCATGACAAAAGAGGAGGCAGAAAAGCGTTTTGGTAAAGAAGTTTGTAACGAAGTTCAGTGGAAGCTAAATAAAAGTTACGGCGATGGTAAAGAAACCAATCTTGATGCAACTATTCCAGGCAAGTACCTGGAAGGGTGGGAAATCTATTGCAAGTACACAAAGAAAGT